GATGAGTTGCGTGAGCAGTTGGAGCGTGAGCGTCAAGAACGCGAACGAGCCTTCGCTCTATTGGAGCAGGAACGTCAGTTTGCAAGCTTGAATGATTTTCGTCGTCAGGTTATTGAACAAGAACGTGACAATATTATCCCGCAGTTGATTGGGTACATTCAGGGGAATACTCCTGAAGAGATTCAAGCAAGTGTGGATTCTCTTAAAGAACAATCTGCAAGCATTATGGAAGATGCATTAGCTGCAACTCAAAATGCTCGCAAGGAGATGGCAGGAACAAGAGCGACGCTCCCTGCATCCGGCCCTCTGGACACATACTCGGAATCACGTCAGTTTACGGCGCAAGATATTGCGTCAATGTCGGTAAATGAATACGCCAAAGTACGCGACCGACTCATGAGTGATTCTGCTCGTGGGAAAAACCGCGGACTACTGGGTTAAATAAAATCAACCAACCCCAATACTTAAGGAGTCATAGTTAAATGGCATCAAGCATCACAGGTACCGGCAATCTAGCCGCAGCACCTACAGCCTACTCAGGCACAAATACACAGCTTACACAAGCGATTCAGACCATCTGGTCAAAGGAAATCCTTTTCCAGGCAATGCCTATCCTTCGCTTTGAGCAGTTCGCAGTTAAGAAGACAGAACTTGGTGTTGCACCAGGTCTTCAGATTAACTTCATGCGTTACAACAACCTTGGCTTTGCAGCCCCATTGGTTGAAGGTGTACGTATGCAGACCAACGCTCTTACAGCACAGCAGTTCTCAATCACAGTAGCTGAGCATGGTTACGCTCTTGCTGTATCAGAGCTCTTGCTCAACGCTTCATTCGATGACGTAATGGCTTCAGCTTCACGTCTTCTTGGTCGTAACATGGCTATCTACCTAGACCAGCTTTCACGCGACACACTCTACGCAGCTACTTCAACAATCTATGGTGAAGACCGCTCAAACCTCTCTGCTGTCAACAACTGGTACGCAGATGGTACAAAGATTACAAGCACAGGAAACACTGCTCGCGCAGCAATGACAGGTGCATACTACTTGACACCACACACAGTCAAGGACGCAGTTGAGACACTCGCAACCAAGAACATCCCTCGTTTGGGAGAAACTTACGTTGCATTTGTTCACCCACACCAGTCACGTAAGCTTCGTGACAATCCTGAATTCATCGAAGTAACCAAGTACGCAGCACCAGGTAACTTCATGCTCGGTGAAATTGGTCGTCTATACGACACAGTATTCATCGAAACAACTCAGGTCCTCAAGGTTGCTGGTGGAGCTGGTACTTCTTACGCTGGCGATGTTGCTGTTGCTAACCCAACAGTTGCAGCTGGTGGAGGATACACAACACCTGCTACATACACAGGTGCTGGTTCAGCAGACCGTTACTCAGCTATCTTCATTGGAGATAACGCATTCGGTCACGCAATCTCACTCCCAGTAGAACTCCGCGATGGCGGTATTCTTGACTTCGGTCGTGAGCACGCACTTGCTTGGTACTCAATCTTCGGTCTTGGTCTTATCACAGACCAGTCTGTAATCATTGCAGAAACCAACTAATAAATAGCTTGACGGGCGGGGGCGAAAGCCCCCGCCCTATTTAAACAGAGACACTAAATTGGAGAACACTAATGGCAACAAAAGCAAAGCCCACTGATGCAACAGGTCGCGTACGCGAGCAGCTTCTAGAAGCTAATATTCAAGCTCAAGCAGACCGTGCAAATGAAATGTCTATGGCAACAGCCCAGGCAAAACTTTCACTAGACGTTGATGTAATCGACGCTACTGTCCCAGACCGCCAGACTATCATCGTAGATGAGCCGGTTACTGTAGGCAGCCCTAGTGATGAAAACGTAGAGATTCGTGTTATTCAAGATGTTGAAAACATGACACTCGGAGTTGGAAACAACTACAACTTTAAAGCTGGACAGCGCTATAAGGTGACTAAAGACGTAGCCCTTCACCTAAAGGAAAAGGGATACCTCGCAGGAGTTATCTAAGACATATCTATCGGAGTGGGCGCCTCGTGTTTACGGGGCGCTTCTTCGTTTATACAAGTATTATTGTTACAGCAACGTGAGGAGTAACAGGTGGCTGTTCTATCTGATTTAATATCAAGAGTGCGCCTTGAACTAGGTGACCAACCAGTTCAATTCACGTTTAAAGCTACAGGCGATGGTGTAACTAAAGACTTTAGTTTAGAGTGCAAGCCTATTGACCCAGCCACACTAGTTGTCACTAAGGCAGGCTCTCCAGTAGCAACCCCAGCTGGGTATACCCTTGAACAAGATATTGGGGTAGTTCACTTTGTTACAGCTCCAGCTTCAGGCGCGGCTATTGTAATAACTGGTGTTAGATATCGTTACTTCACAGATTCAGACATTACTAACTTCTTGAGCACAGCTATTGAACAGCATACCTATAACCGTTCAGACTCTTATGGCTCAACAGTAAAGCTAAGCTCTATTCCAGCTGTAGAAGAGTACCCACTAGCCATCCTAGCTGTCATTGAAGCTCTTTGGGTATTGGCTACTGACTCAGCTTTTGATATTAACATTAACGCCCCAGACGGCGTAGTAATCCCACGCGCTCAGCGCTACCAACAACTCACAGGCATTGTCCAACAGCGTTGGGAACAGTACCGCACCCTTTGCGCACAACTTAACATTGGTTTGTGGCGGATTGAGATGGGTACCTTACGCCGTGTTTCTCGTATGACAAATAAGCTTGTTCCTGTATACATGCCTCAAGAAGTAGATGATGCACGTCGCCCAGAACGCGTATACCTACAGAACGATTTACTTGGGCGCAATGCACCTCTTGCTTATGGTCAGATTTATGACATTGTTCTAGGACAAGGTGATTCTTACGAGTGCGAGTTTGACTTCCCATTTGATACCAGCGGATACACATTTAAAGCTCAAGTGCGCACATACCCTAACGCGCCATCTCTATACGCATCATTTACAGTTACAACCATCTCTACAAGCAGCACGCTTAGTAGGTTAAAGATATCTTTAACTAAGACGGAAACAGCCTACATGCCTGTACGTGCATTCTGGGATTTCCAAGCAACATCTAATACAGATGCTAACTACGAGATGACGTACATCAGAGGACAGGTGTTCACCGTACAGCAGGTGACACTTGACTAATTGCTCAATCTGCGGAAGTGTTTACTGTACCTGCGCGATTCAAGTTGTACCGCAGTCACCTATTGTAGTAACGGTTACCCCTACAACAACCTCACCTACTAACCCTTCTACTATTGTTGTAGGTCCTGGTCAAGGCGGGGCTGTTGGCGCACAAGGAATCCAAGGCGTTCAAGGAACACAAGGCTCAAAAGGCACACAGGGGCTACAAGGAACAACAGGCTCCATAGGCGCACAAGGTATTCAAGGCACTGTTGGAACTCAAGGTTTATACGGTGTTCAAGGAACAACAGGTACAACAGGTGCACAAGGCTTGCAAGGCGTGCAAGGAAACCAAGGAACCCAAGGCACACAAGGCACATTTGGTACGCAAGGAACCACAGGTAGCCAAGGAACTCAAGGATTGCAGGGAACCACAGGCATTCAAGGAACAATTGGTATTCAAGGTACAACCGGTACCCAGGGATTAAACGGTACTCAAGGTACAACAGGAACTCAGGGAGCTATAGGAACCCAAGGAACCACTGGTGCGCAGGGGACACAAGGTACTACAGGTTCACAGGGCGTAACAGGTATTCAAGGCGCACTTGGAACACAAGGCGTTCAAGGTAATACAGGTACTAGCGGCTCATCTTCATCTTACTTTGATTACAAAATTACTACCGCAAATACTAGTGGAGACCCAGCAACTAGTAATATTGGGTATAACAACGCTACCCAAATCAGTTCAACGCAACTACGCGTAAGCGATACAACCTCACTTACCGTAAATATTGATGCTTTACTTTCAACAATTAAAGTAAACGACACGCTTATTATTCAAGACAAGACAGTTCAAACCGCATATCAAAAATGGTTAGTCACGGGCTCAGTAACAGACAATACAACTTATTGGGCTGTTCCTGTTTCTCTTGTGACAAGCTCGGGTACGGGAACTACAAACTTTGCTAATAGCGCTGCAGTTATTTTAATTGTTCAATCAGCCGGTATTCAGGGAACAACAGGTACTCAGGGCGCAATTGGTACACAGGGAACTGCAGGATTACAAGGGTTACAGGGAACAAGCGGTAGCCAAGGTACAACTGGTACTCAAGGCGCGCTAGGCGCGCAAGGAACTACTGGTACTCAAGGAACAGTAGGCACCCAAGGAACTACTGGTACCCAAGGTTTAGTCGGCCCTCAAGGAACAACTGGAACACAAGGCGTTGATGGTTCAGCAATTCAAGGCACAACAAATACATTTACCGCGGCCAATACTTTTGCGCCAATATCTAATGCAGTTGTCCCAGTTACTGTTAAGGGCGCCGCGTCTCAAACTGCTAATCTTCAAGAATGGCAAAATTCTTCAGGAACAAGTTTATCTTCTATTTCAAATACTGGCGCAATCACTGCTCTTTCTTTTACTGCTGGTAATTTATCCATATCTAATGGAAGTGCTTTATTAGCTACAAATGGTGGAACAATAATTAGAAATACTGACGGATTAACAATACCTCTAAGAGTACGTGGTATTGTTTCAACTCAAGTTGGAGACTTTCAACAGTTTCAAAACTCAGCAAACACAGTACTTTCAGGCGTCAATGCCGCAGGGCAGATTTATGCAGGCACTTCCTCATCTTCAGTAACAACAGGTATAGCAACTTTTGCCCTTACAGGCGCATCTATTGCTTTTACCTCAACAACTGCAACATATACATTTGCGGCAACTATAACCTCAGCAGTAAACCCAGTGGTACCAGGACAAACGGTAGTTATTACTGGTATGTCCCCAGCAGGATATAACGGTACTTTTGTTGTTCAGTCTACTGGTGGTTCATCAGGTGCGTGGACATTTACAGTTGCAAACGCAACAAACACAACAGCAACAGTCGCTACAGGAGTAATTAAAGCAAGTCCGTCTGCGGGCCTTACCTCCCCTACCCCGTATACAGCGGGACTTGTTGTGCAGGCCGCAGCGTCTCAAATAGCCAACACAATTGACGTACAAAGTTCAACAGGAGGTGCGTTATTTTATGTTTCAAACGGTGGAAGCGTTTATTCAGCAGGAAACTATATTGTTCCTGGTGTTATTTTTGGTAACGCTCAAAATGGTTCACAACTCAGATTCAATAATAATACAAACAATACTCTCAATGTGGCTTCGGTTTTAGTTAGGGGAGGTGGAACAAATCAATTACCTTTGCAAATACAAGCGGCTGTAAACACAGGGTATGCAATTACAGGCGCAACCGCCAATGGAACAACTATTGTTTACAACTCTGTTTTATCCGCATATGTAGTTAATGGGCAAACAGTCACTGTAACTGGAATAGTTTCAACGGGAAACCCATCTGGTACAGCGGGTACGGGATTTAACGTTACAAATGCAACCGTAACTGCAGTGAGCGGTTCAACTTTTACCGTAACCGTTGCACTTACTGATACTTACACTTCAGGTGGAAGTTTTATTGTAACAAACGCAATACCAGACTTAACACAATGGTTAAATTCAAGTGGAACTGTTCTTTCTAAAATGGATTCAGCGGGAGCTCTAACTGCTAGCGCTTTATTTACTTCTGGACAATTAACAGCTCAAAATATAAACTTGGGTTCAGCATTTAGAGGCTCTAATGCAAATGGCACCTATTTAAGTATGTTTAATAATACAGCAAATACTCTAAATTCTGGTTATGCAAAAATAACTTCTTTGGCTAGCAATCAACTTCCTTTAATAATTCAACAAGCAAGCTTATCTTCTGGGTCAATTACTTCAGCTACCGCAAATGGAACAACTATTGTATATACATCAACTGTTTCTGCAAATATAGTGGTTGGACAAACAGTAAATGTTACAGGCATAGTCTCTACGGGTAATCCTTCAGCTACCGCGGGTTCAGGATTTAACGTAACAGGAGCTTCTGTTACTGCTGCTACATCAACCACTTTTACTGTTACAGTAGCTTTAACAGATACATATACTTCAGGTGGAACTGTTACTGTAGCGGGCGGTTCAACTCCAGATATTACACAATGGCAAAACTCTGCGGGAACCGTTATTGCAAAATTAGACTCTCTTGGAAATTTATCTACAAATAGATTTACTTTTGAAAATAACATTTGGCACCTGTCTAAAGATAATAAAGAAAGATTTTACTTTTCAACTAGTTCTGATTCTGTATATAGAAGTCCTGCTTCACACCTTTTTAGAAATAATTCAGATGTAACAGTATTTACAATTTCTGCAACAGGTCAAAGTTTAATAAACCCAACTACTGCTGCAACTACTGGTCTTATTGTTAAAGGCGCAGCTTCTCAATCCGCAAACCTTCAAGAATGGCAGAATAGCGGTGGTGGTGTATTAGCAGCTGTTTTGACTTCTGGATATATACTTACTGCTGGCCTTACAGATGTAGCGGGTAATGGTGCATATTTAGCAACTGGTCCAAGCAGCCCTATAACAATAAATACAAGAACTGCAAGTATTACAGGGTTAGTTGTTAAGGGAGTTGCTTCTCAAACCGCCAACCTGCAAGAGTGGCAATTTAGTACAGGCGGTATAGCCGCTAGAGTTGATTCAGTCGGTAACTTTTATGCAGGAAATTTAAGGGCAGCCGAATCAGTAACTTCTTTAATTGGTTGGACAAGTTCGTATTTTCAAAGAGATGTGAACACTGGCATTGTTGAATTAATTTTACAAAACTATTCGGGCGCTGGTTTCCAAATTACTACTGGGAATGCAGCATCGAAGCCATTTGTTATTAAGGCAGCAGCGTCTCAAACAGCCGACCTTACACAATGGCAAGACTCTACTGGAGCTGTGCTAGCAAAGGTAACCTCTGCAGGTCAACTTCAAGCCGTATTAATAGATGGCGGTTCCGCATAATGTATAATAATAACCCCAACCAAAAGGATATAAAATGACAATAGACTACTCATCACTACTTACTGCTGATGAAAAGCGTTCAATTCTAAAGCAGCGTTTATCTCAGTTTGCCGCAGATGCATACCAGCACGAATTAAATAAGAAAACTGCAAAGGGCAATCTAGAGGCAATTCAGGCAGCAGATGCCGCACTTGCGCTACTTGACAATGCAATTCTTATTCATCAAGAAGAACTAGCAAAACTAGGCGAATAAAACTTAAATGGCTCGCATAACTAATATCCAACTTCGCCGCGATACTGCGGCTAACTGGACTTCCGTCAACCCCACACTTGCCGCGGGTGAGCTTGGATTTGAAACTGATACTCTTAAATTCAAAATTGGTAACGGAAGTACAGCTTGGAATTCGTTGGCGTACCAAAATACAACTGGCGCCCAAGGCGTCACAGGCGCACAAGGAACCACAGGTATCCAAGGTACTACTGGAACGCAAGGAACTACTGGACTACAGGGTTTAACTGGTTCTCAAGGAACTAATGGAACCAATGGTTCACAAGGAACTACTGGTTCTCAGGGTACTGCCGGATTCGTTGGCTCTAATGGAGCGCAGGGAACAACCGGTACTCAAGGTACTACTGGCGCTCAGGGTACTGCAGGATATATTGGAGCAGACGGGGCACAGGGAACCACCGGTACGCAGGGAACCGCCGGCACTCAAGGATTAACAGGAGCACAAGGTCTTGTTGGCCCTCAAGGAACTACAGGAACTCAGGGTACAATAGGAGCTCAAGGAACTAACGGAACCAATGGTTCTCAAGGAACTACCGGCTCTCAAGGAACAACAGGTTTACAGGGATTAACTGGAACTGGAACTCAAGGCGTTCAAGGGCCAAGCGGTGGCGGTGGTGGAGGCGGTTCCGCAGGCGACTCTGACCAAACTATTCTTCCAACACAAATCTTCAGTTAGGATATAAACAATGGCAACATATAGCAAAGTACTTCTTTCAGGCTCATCACAGGGTCAGCCAATCACAGTTGTTGCAACTGCCTCAACTGGTACAACTATCCACGCAACAGGAACTTCATCAACAATCATTGACGAAGTATGGCTTTACGCTAACAACACTTCGACCTCACCTGTATTGCTGACAGTGCAGTTCGGTGGAACAGGTTCAGTGCAAAACGCAAAGCCAATTACCCTTGCTCCACAGTCAGGCGATGTTCTAATCGTGGCAGGCTTGCCACTCACAGGTACAGGTGCGGCAGCAACAACGACATACGCTTTTGCCGCAACTGCATCAGTCATTACGATTTCAGGTTATGTAAATAGGATTTCCTAATGGCTAATCCAAGTCGTAGAGGGCAAGTGGGTGCGCCAGTATCAACTGAAATGCGTGGAGACGCATCCACGCCTTTTGTAAACACTTCATTAATCTTGCCTTATGGCTTGCGCTTACGACAAAAAGTTGGAATGGCAGATATTACAAATGCAGTCGGCAACGGAATCTATGTTAATTATACTGCGGCACACAGTTATTCCGTTAACGATGTAGTTTCAATCTATGGCGTAACCCCAAATGTTTACAATTTAAAAAATGTAACTGTTACATCTGTTTCAGCTACTACTTTTTCGGTTTTAAGCGGTGTAACTAATACTTATGTGTCAGGGGGTGTTGCTCAAAGAACTGGTTCTCAATCAGTCACAATACCCGCTGGTATTACTTTTGTTTATGCTATTGCAATTGGTGGAGGGGGTAGTGGTTTTACAAATACTGGCGGTGGCGGAGGTGGAGTAGCTTGGGGTTGGACTATTCCAAGCTCAACTTGTGTTATTGGTACTGGTGGTACTGCAGGAGCCAACAATGCTGGTTACACACGCTATGGAAACATTATTGCTGGCGGTGGCGGTGGTACTGCCGCTGGATACCTTGGTGGGGGTGGTGGTAACAGCTCTCCTGGTGCAACAAATTATTGGGGAATACCTGGAGGCACTTCTGCTGGTGGTACTTCAGGAGTCCCAGGCCCAGTAGGCGCTGGTGGCGCTTGTGGTGGAGCAAACACTACAAACGGTGGCACTGGTGGCGCTGGTGGTAATGGTATTTCAGGAGGCGGTGGGGGTGGAGCAAACAACCCAGGTTCAGCAACAAATACAGGTGGAGTAGGTGGCGGCGGGTTAGTTGGCGGTGGCGGAGGTAGAGGTTTAAGCTCAACTACATTAAATGTTGGTGCAGCTGGCGGAACTGGATTAAACATTTTGACGGGTGCAATTACAACTGGTGGTGCTGGTATATCAGCAGCCACAACTAGTGGCTCATCAGGAGGGGGTGGGGCAGGTGCAGTAGTCAACAATAATGACACTGGTAATAACGTAGTTGGCGGAGCTGGCGGTCTTGGTGGCGGTGGCGGTGGATCAGGCGCAACAGGAGGTATTGGCGGTGCTGGAATTCTTTACATTTTTTATTAGGAGTTATTATGAACCCAAATCGTAAAGGTCAAACGGGCAATCCAGTGTCATCTGGCATGCAAAGTTCTACCGTAACGCCATTTGCAAATACACACTTTAATATTCCTTACGGCTTGCGCTTACAACAGACAAAGAACGCTGGCGATACATCAGTCACAATACCTGCTGGTATTAACTGGGTTTATGTAATTCTTGCAGGAGGTGGTGGCGGTTGCAGCTTTGGAAATGGTGGTGGCGCAGGTGCGGGTGGCATTGCTTGGGGGTGGACATTAGCAAGCCCAACATGCATTGTTGGAGCAGGTGGAGCCTCTGATAGTCAAAGAGGTGGATACACACGCTATGGGCATATTCTTGCTGGTGGTGGTGGCGGAAGTGGTGTAAACAATGGTGCCCCAAATTCTGGTGTATTAGGTAGTGGTGGTTGTGGTTCTGCAAATAACTCAGGTAGCGGTAATGGTGCAAACGGTAGTAATAATTATTATGGTGTACCTGGTGGTTTGGGTACAACTGTTTTACCACGTATAGGTGGTAGTGGCGCTGGTGGCGCTGGTGGCGGTAACAATACAGCAGGTGACGGACCCAATGGTGGAGATGGAATCTCAGGTGGTGGCGGAGGCGTGGGGACAACCAAGGGTGGTAATGGGGGTTCTGGTTTAGCAGGTGGTGGCGGTGCTAATAGAAGCGCAAGCGGCAACTGGGGCTCTGGTGGAAATGGAATAAATGTTTTGACGGGTGCAATTACAGCTGGTGCTGCTGGTACATCAACAAGGGCAGGGGGTGGCGGTGGAATTGCTGGAGCTGCTACAACTGCGGCTGGTGGGCTTGGTGGTGGTGGGGCAGGTATTCCTGCATCAGGTAACGCTGCTGGCGGCGATGGAATTCTTTACATTTTCTATTAGGAGATAATTATGAGTATAGACTTTTATAAAAATTCATCGTTTGTTGATGTACCGTACAATTTAAAACTACAGCAGACTTTTTCTACACCTGGAACTTTTTCAGTAACCATCCCTTCTGGTATTAACCGTGTATGGGCGGTATGTATTGGTGGTGGGGGTGGTGGCGGTACTGCTTCAACCGCAACTGGCGCAGGTGGAGGCGGCGCAGGAGGATATTCTGTTGGCTGGACTTTTGCTACAAACAAAGTAACTGTTGGAACAGGTGGTGCTGGTGCAACATCTGGCTCAGGAACAAACGGAAGCTCATCTATTTATGGAATGGTATTTGCAGGTGGCGGTTCAGGTGGCGGTACTGGTGGCACCAATGCTGGTGCAGGTGGTGGTGCAACAACGTCAAATACTGCATCATCAACTTCAAACTCTTCTTATACTGGAGCACCTGGTGTTTCTCAAGGAGGGTTTGGGTACGCTGGTGGAGGGGGTGTTGGTTCAAGCCCTACTGGCTCTGTTGGTGCTGCTGGTGTTTCAGCAGGAGGCGGAGGCGCATCTACATTAGTTTCAGGCTCTACGGCAGCAAGCGGTGGTTCTGGCGGCCGTGGACTTATTGCAAGTGGCGGCGGCTCTGCTACAACAACTGGAACTGCGACCGGTGGCGCTGGTGGTGATGGGGATTTTTACGCGGGTGGGACGGGCTCGACTGGAACTGGAGTTCTTTTTGGTGCAGGAGGTGGCGGTGGCGGTTATACTGGCGCTGGCTCAAATGCTTCGGGTGCTAATGGTGGAACAGGAGGAAGCGGTGGTGGCGGTGGGGGTGCTTCGCCACAAGGCGGAACCGCTGGCTCAGGCGGCAACGGCGTTGTTTTTTTATGGTATTAAGGAGTAATTATGAGTAGTGATATTACTAATAGCCCACAGTATAGTGACACACCCTATGGGTTAAAATTACAACAAACTTTTACTGCATCATCTTCATCTGTGGTAATCCCAACTGGTATCAACCGAGTCTATGCAATCGTAATCGGTGGTGGTGGTGCGGGGGCATCTGCGACAACAGGCGGCGGTGGTGGGGGCGGCGCTGGTGGTTACTCTGCTGGTTGGACTTATATCACAAACACAGTAACTGTTGGTACTGGTGGTACTGGAACTTCAACTGCAGCAAATGGTGCTGCTGGCTTATCAAGTATTTATGGAATGGTAATAGCCAGTGGCGGCGCAGGTGGACTTACTGCACAAACTGGTGGTGCTGGTGGAGGCGCAGCAACAACAGGTGGTATTTCCTACACAGGCGCACCTGGCGCAACTGCAAACACAGTTGGTTATGCCGCAGGCGGTGGCTCTGCTGCTGCTGGTGCTGCTGGAGTTTCATCAGGTGGCGGAGCAGGAATTGCAACTGCCACAGGTACACAAACTGGTTTTGCTGGTGGTCGTGGACTAATAGCAGGTGGCGGTGGTGCAGCAGGTACATCAGGAACAGGCACAGGAGGTGCTGGTGGAACTGGCGATTTCTTTGCAGGAGGAACTGGCTCAACTGGTACAGGAACATCTTTTGGTGGTGGAGGAGGCGGTGCGGGCTACACATCTGCTGGATTTATTGCAGGGTTCCCGACTGGTGGTGTTTCATATACAGGTGGCTTTGAAGGCGGCAAAGGCGGCTCAGGTGGAGGCGGGGGAGGCGCTGGTTCTACACTTGGTCGTGGTGGCGATGGCGGCAACGGTGTTGTTTTTCTTTATTACTAGAGAGGAAATGAAATGGCAGTTAAATACGAATATAGCTCAACTTGTTGCGGTCACTACTACATAGAGACTCGCAACCCTGAGGACGCACCGGTAATTACTACGTGCAATGTATGCGGTCAAGGCGAGTACGCTTTAAGTAATGAAGTACCCGTAGACCCTATAGAGTAAACAATAATGCATTTACTAAAAACAGGTAATTAGTTTACCCAACACATGCCTACATCAGCTGTGGGGCGTAAGTTGGCGGTTTTCCAACCCTCAACTTCCCAAACATCTTTGTGGTCTAACACCCAAGTGCATAAATGAAAGTCTTTTATAGAGAACCACTCTGTGGGCTCTTCTAAATGATTTACAATGAACTGCGGGCCGACTTCTGTGTACCCAAGGGAAGCTAAATACTCTAATTGTTTGCAGTGCTCGTCAATCGTAGCGTTTGTCCATTCAAAAGCTAATTTACCATGGTGTTTATCCATGCCTTTAAAAACAGACCACTCGGCACCTTCCACATCAATCTTAATTAAGTCAGGAGCGCCGTAAACTTCTACCAAAGCGTTAATTGTAGTAGTTGTGGCCTGTACTGTACGGTAAGGTTTTCCAGCGTATGGCATACCAGGGTCTGTGAGCCATTCTTTACTAATTGTGGAAAGCCCATCCTCATCGGCCTCATAAAACTCAATAACTTTATTTTCTATATCCGATACTGCAAACTTTAGTGGGGTAACGTTTGGGTTGTAAATAAAAGATTTGACCAACTCAGCAAAAACCCTAGGCGCGGGCTCTAAAGCAATAACCTTGTACCCTTTTTGAAGGCCAGCTAATGTTGCATCTCCACGATTAGCTCCTACATCAAATAACAGCATTTACTCTCTCCAAATTATGTTTGACTGCATCCGCATACTCTTTAGGCAGTTCTTGTTCACTTAACTCTGTAAGTAAACGTAAACTCTCCTCGCGTCTGCCAATCCACCAAGAACTTACTGCTTGCTCAAAATCAAATACAAACCAACCAGCAAAACCTACATCAGCGGGCAACGGCTCATAATCATGTGTAACCAAAGCCCCCATTTCAGCCCATGTGTAGCACTCTTGCCAATTACCTTGGCGTTCATGGAACTGTGACATCATAAAGTAAGCTTCTTGACGGTCAGGTAAAACAGCAACAGCTTGAAGAATACAATTGCTTACTGTATTAACACGGTCATTTTGTTCTTCAAAACAACGCGCTAGCTTTAATAAAGAGTTATATACAAGAACGCTTTTATCATTGCTGTACTCTGCGCACCTTAAATAAAAAGATACTGCGGAAGCTGTTTGATGGTTCTTTTCATACTCTACTGCACAGGCAAAATTAAGCTCTGGGTTGAAGGGGTCTTTAGATAAATCACTTATTAAATCTTCAATGTTCATATGAAAGCGCCTCCATAATTAAATCTTCAACTACCGCTTTAGGTGTTCTTAAAATGAACGCGGCATTATCTTGAAACCCCCAACTAATAAGTAAGTCCCCGTCTAAAATAGCGGCCCCAACACAAAACTCTACTTGCGCATCTAAAAAAGAAAATGCATTAGACAGCCCTACAAAGTTGAACTGCTCATCCCACACACATAGTCGGTGTCGGTATATTGCATCTTTTTGACCCAAGTAGTTTTTAAATAAGTCAACCTCATGGGTAATAGAAATATATAATGAGCCCCATTTAATAACATGTGATGAGCCTCGCTGGTCAGCTGGAGGTTGTGGAGTATATTTTAATGCACTTTGTATTGAGGTTGGGGAATTAGGGTCAGCGTATACAAGCTCGGTCGGCATAGTCCATTTAACAAAATGATACGGTAAATCTAAAACAGGAACCCAGTTCTTTTCGCAATAGGATTCGTTTGGCTCTGGCGCTGGTATGCGTATACGTTTTGTTTCTTTTACAGTCCATTTATCTTTATCAATATCTACCCATGAATATTCCATGCGACCTTCACCATTAGTGGTGGTATCGCGCCTAACCCCCACTAAAAAGTATTTACTTTCCCATTGAACTAACCGCGCATCCTCTAAACCGTGAAACTCCCATATAGGTTGGTGAAGACTAAGCATTTCTACTTTAGCGTAATCCGTCATCTTAAGGTTTTTATCTAAACGGCATAAGTAGTTTTCTGTAGCAAGGCGTACATCTTTTTCTGGATGGAGGTAGGAAAGTGGGCCCCATCTAGACGGGAATCTTTGTTCATTTTCTGCGTGGTACAAGGTGTAGTTGACGTGGCGAAGGTTAACTAAAATATCACCATCATCATCTATAAATATAGATGGGTTCATAAGGCCAGTCCCATTAGTTAGGCCATTTGGTATCACAAGTGGGGCTAACTTGCCTCCGTTAGAGACCGCTCTTTGCACCATATTCATAAACGCAGTCTAGCAGAAACATTTGCCGTATCCTTAGACTCATGTCACGCGCATGCAGCCCAGGTGGTCGTTTTACCTCTGACTTTGAACGAACTTCAATAGTACAAGGTATAGATGCTGATTTAAGAAACCCTGTTGGCACCCACGCGCTTTGGTATATCTTTGATGATGTTAATACCCAAGTGGACCCAATTTACGATGTGGGAGATGGCGTACCTACCCCAGGCGGTCGAATCTGGAAAGGCCCATTTACTATCCCTATTGTTAGAGCCGTCATTAGCCAAGGAAACACTAAAGTCTCAGAGTCTGGTTTCTATAACGCGGATACCCTTCACCTTACTATTAACTCTAAGGACATTGAAGCTATCGCGCCAGGCACAATGATGAACCCAGATGACCATAACCGCAGCCGTATAGTCTGGAAGAATGAAGTTTACCGCCCATACAACGTCCAACAACGAGGTATCATTAGTGAGGGTTTTGTCCTATTGGTAGTTGACTGCCAGCAGGTAATGCCTGATGAAATGATTAATGACCCGCAGTTCTTAGACTTTAGCGACAACCCACTATAGGAGAC